AATACACAGGCGATTGGTGTTGCTTTTGCGGATCAGGCGATTATCAACGGCTCGCTTGACTCGGCCACGCTCGTTAATTCCAACGTGCGTAGCGGATTCAGCGCAGCGCAGCAGGGCGCAACGATTGCGACAACTGGAAACGCTGACGTGTTCGTCATCGCTCCGGTGTCGGGCGTTTTGTCGGCTGCGTGGTTCTCAGGCGTTGATGCGCTGGCTGCGAGCGATATTAACTACATCACGTTTACTATCACCAACCTTGGTACGTCTGGGTCGGGCACCGCAGCGATGCTGGCGGCGACCGATGCCAACACCACCAAGTCAACGGGTGGCACCGCTTTGACTGCTAATGCCCAGCGCGTTTTGTCGCTGAACGGCACGGCAGCCAATTTGGTGGTGGCAGCCGGTGATCGTCTCCGTATCCGCGCTGCGGCAACGGGCACGCTTGCCAACACTGTCACGTTCCCGGTCTACATGCTCAACTTCAGCGTCTCGTAATATGTCCAATATCTACCTTCGCCACCCCAGACATGGGGAAAAGATTGCTATCTCGTGGATGGAAGCGAGGGAAGATATGGAACAAGGATGGGAGGAGTTTGACCCCTCTGATCCTGATGAGTCTGAACCCTCGGCGTCGTCAGATGTGGCGGCGCTGGGGGATTCTCAGCATAATGCGTTGAGAACGCGTCGCCGCCGTAAGGAGTAAATCATGGCTACAACTGCTGCCGATCAAATCAACGGCGCGTTGCGGCTGATCGGGCAGTTGGCCGAGGGCGAAGTCCCTTCTGCGGCCACCTCGCAGGATGCCCTCACCGCTTTGAACCAGATGCTCGACTCATGGAGTACCGAGCGTTTGGCGGTCTACTCGACCCAAGATCAGGTCTATAACTGGCTGCCTAACGTCCGCACCATTACGATGGGGCCAACGGGCGTGTTCGTAGCCGAGCGTCCTATCCTGATGGACGACGCTACCTATTTCCGTGACGCCTCGACTAACGTGTCGTATGGCATCAAACTAATTAATAACCAGCAGTACAACAGTATTGCGGTTAAGACTGTAACTTCAACGTATCCGCAGTTGATGTGGGTCAATATGACCTACCCGGACGTGGAGATTTACATTTACCCAGTGCCGACTAAGGTACTGGAGTTTCACTTCGTGTCGGTACGCCCGCTGACGCAGCCTGCTGCGCTGGACACCGACTTAGCGTTCCCGCCGGGATACCTGCGTGCGTTCCGATTTAACTTGGCCTGTGAACTTGCGGCAGAGTTTGGTGTCGAACCTTCTCCGCAGGTACAGCGCATTGCTATGACTAGCAAGCGCGACTTAAAGCGCATTAATAACCCGGATGACCTGATGGCAATGCCTGCGGCTCTGCTCGTCAACCGTCCGCGCTTTAATATTTTCACTGGAAATTTCTAAGTGAAGACGCCGATCCTTGGGTCGTCGTATGTAATCCGGTCGGTCAATGCAGCCGACAGCCGGATGGTCAATCTTTACCCAGAAGTGATTCCCGAGGGCGGCAAGGAGCCTGCATACTTGCAACGTTGCCCCGGCCTGACGTTAAAAGGCACGTATGGCACTGGCCCGATTCGAGGGCTGTGGTCGCTAGGCAACTACCTTTATGTTGTTTCAGGTAACGAGTTTTTTAAGGTAGACGACACTTTTGACGCTTCAGTTGACTTGGCGTTAGAAGACGGCGGAGACATTCTGCTAGAAAGCGGCGGTGACTTGCTGGCTGAAGGCACCGGCAGCGTTTCGTTAGGAACCATCTCCGGCACAGGGCCAGTGTCAATGGCTGACAATGGCACGCAGATTTTTATTGCGGCCAACCCTGACGGTTACATTTTTGACAGCATTACCGAAGAATTAGTGCAAATTACTGACCCGGATTTTCCGGGGGCGGTAACGGTTGGCTATCTTGACGGGTATTTCGTATTTAACGAGCCGAACTCGCAACGTGTCTGGGTCACAAGCCTATTGGATGGCTTGTCTGTTGACCCCTTGGATTTTGCAAGCGCTGAGGGTTCACCAGACGGGCTAGTATCCCTGATCATTGACCATCGAGAGGCGTGGCTGTTTGGCACGAACTCCGTGGAGGTCTGGTACAACTCCGGCGACGCCGACTTTCCGCTCACCCGTATCCAAGGCGCTTACAACGAGATCGGCTGTATTGCGCCGTACTCGGTAGCCAAGATGGATAACTCCGTCTTCTGGCTCGGCGCAGATGCGCGGGGTCAGGGCATCGTGTATCGAGCCAACGGCTACCAAGGCGTTCGGGTATCTACCCATGCCGTTGAGTTCGCCATTCAAGGTTATGGCGACTTGTCGGATGCGGTCGGTTACACGTATCAACAGGACGGTCACACGTTCTACGTGCTGAACTTTACCAATGCCGACACGACTTGGGTGTTTGATGCTGCCACGGGTTCTTGGCACGAGCGTGCTGGTTTCCGTAACGGCGACTTCAAGCGTCATCGCGGCAACTGCCATGCGCGGTTTGACGGTGAGCCAATCATTGGCGACTACGAGAACGGGCGCTTGTACGCGTTCAATCTGGATGTCTACGCTGATGCCGGTGCTACGCAGAAGTGGCTTCGGTCGTGGCGTGCGTTGCCGACAGGCGCTAACAACCTTAACCGTACCGCTCACCACGCGCTTCAAATTGACTGCGAAACAGGCGTTGGTTTGTCAGGCTATGCGTTCACTGACCAGCAGTTTTTGGGCAGCGAATTGTCGCAAATCCTGCAAACCGAAATCGGCCAAGACATTATTTTGGACGTGGATTACACCACTGGCGCTGACCCGCAGTTGATGCTGCGTTGGTCGGATGACGGCGGCCACACTTGGAATGGCGAGCGCCAAGTATCCATGGGCCGCATCGGCCAGTACGGCACTCGTGCCATCTTCCGCCGCCTCGGCATGACGACCAAACTGCGTGACCGCGTGTACGAGATCAGCGGCACCGATCCGGTTAAGGTCGCCATTATGGGCGCTGAACTGCAACTGAGCGGTACGTCGTCGTGACCCAAAACATCACGCAAATTCCTGCCCCGCGTGTGCCGTTTATTGACGAGCGCACCGGCCAGATTTCGCGTGAATGGTTCCGGTTTCTCAACAATCAGTACCAGTTAACGGGCGGTGGCACTACGCAAACCACCATTGCTGACCTTGAGTTGACGCCTTCGTTGGCCGCTAACGTCGAGGACGAGATGGCGGTAGTCAAAGGCCAGATAGACGATCTGCAAAAAGGCCCGCCTCGGTTTGAGCCTGGCCTTATCAACTACGGGTCGTTTTACTCAACGCAGACGCAAGCAGCAGCCGTCATCAATACAGCGTATGCCATCACGTACAACAACGCTGATCCCGCGTATGGCGTTTACCGTGATCCAGCCGATAACAGCAAGATTAAAGTTACTCGGCCTGCTATCTACAACGTCCAGTTTTCTATTCAAGTAGACAAGACTTCAGGCGGTACTGGTCGGCTGTACATTTGGCCTGCTATTAACGGCACTGCCGTAGCCAACTCTGCGTCACTGATTCAGATTCAAGGCAACAATGCCGAAATCTTCTCTGCCGCTAACTTTTTCTTGCCGTTGTCTAACGGCGATTACTTTCAGTTGTACTTTTCCGTGGATGCGCTGGACGTGCAGTTGCAACAATTTGCTGCTGCCCCTCCAGTCCCGGCCATTCCTTCAATCATTTTGACTGTTATGCAGGTGTACGTATGACCGTTTACCTTTCAGCCTTTGCAGGAGCCGGGGCGCAGTTCTTTACCGACGACGGCGCCGTGCTGTCGGGCGGAAAGATCTACACCTACGACGCTGGCACTACTACCCCGCGAGCGACATATACGTCCATTAGCGGCACTACGTCCAACGCTAACCCCATCATCCTTGACTCTGGCGGACGGTTGCCCGAGGACATGTGGTTGGCCGAAGGCGTTAAGTATCGTTTCGTACTGACTAACTCTAACGACGTTCAGATCGGCGAGTACGATGACATTGCCGGTATTAACGACATCTCTACGGAGAGCGTTGCGTGGTCTACGATTACCGGCACGCCGACGACGCTGGCGGGTTACGGCATTACGGACAGCATTACGGCAGCGACCGCTGCGGCGACCTATGCGCCGATTGCCTCGCCCACGTTTACGGGCACGCCGCTAATCCCAGACAACGATACGGTTAGCGCCAACTATGCGGTCGGCTATCGAGAAGCACCGCAGGTATCTAAGACGGCTAACTACCAGTTGGTGTTGGCAGATCGCGGTAAGTCGATTCTGATGAACGGCACCAGCCTGACGCTGACTATTCCGGCTAACTCTGCCGTCGCGTTCCCGGTGGGCACCGTGATTATTATCGTCAACGTCAATACTAGCGCGTTGTCGATTTCCATTACGACCGACACCCTGACTCTGGCGAATAGCACCACGACCGGCACGCGCACGTTGGCTCGTAACGGCTTGGCTACCTGCGTCAAGATTGGCAGCACGTCTTGGCTGATCAGCGGAGCGGGATTGACCTAATGGGCGGCGCTACCTTAGCAGCGGCGATTGCAGGCACGACGGGGGGAGCCGGTGCCGGTGTGTTCGACGCATCGTCTGGGTCGGGCAGCGTCACCATTCCTGCTAGCGCGACGGGCGTCACCATTGAGGTGTGGGGAGCAGGCGGTGGCGGCGGCTACGGTACTGTTACCCAGATATTCGGTGAGTTCCTGTACGAACCGCAAGAGAACCCCGGCGGCGGTGGTGGTGGCGGTGCCTACGCTAAGACGGTACTGGTGCTAACCGGCGCAGATGCCGGTAAAACTATCCTGTACACTGTCGGTGCGGCTGGTAGAGGCGGCACTGTAGGCGACGCTGTGGGCGGTGCAGGCGGTCAGTCTGTGGCCTATGCCGGAACCTACGCTCTGCCTGAAATGATCTGTACGGGCGGCTTCGGCGGTTATGGCGGCATTGGCATATTCGGTAGCCAGCAGGGCGCTGGCGGAACGGCGTCAGGCGGCAATACGACCAACACCAACGGTAACGGTGGCGCAGCCTTCACGCAGCCGGGTGCTACGCCGATTGCCGGTGTGGGCAGCCTTGTCGGTGGCGCTGGCGGCGACGGTGGCGACCCGGTAGAGGGCGGCGATCCGGGCAAGGCTGGCGTCAATGGCCGCGTCCGAATGGTATT